CACCCGGCCCGCTGAACGCGCTTGGGTGACCCGCTTGCCCGCGCCTGCGGCTTGGGGGCGCGGGGCTACGCCCCCCACACAGAACCGCCGACGCTAGGGGTCGGCTATCGCTGCGGCGACGCTCTGCGAGCTGCCGGCGATTTCTGCGCGGCTCCCCCCGGCGTCGCGCTGACGGTGTGGGCACCGTGCAGCTCGCCGGGCTACGGCTGGACGCCTTGCCCCGCCGCGTTACTTCGCAACCAGGCGGCCCCCAGCTCCGCTCCCGGCCCTTGCCGGGCGGCTGCGCGCCTGTGGCTTGCCAGAACGGCCACCGACAGGCAACTCGCAGCCGACTGCTTGTGCTTGGTCATTTCCGTGACGCCATCACGGAAACAAGGTGGGTTCTCGTGGCGATCGCCACGAGAACCCACGACAGCCTGGCGGCAAATCAGGAGACGAACGAACGCGACAGGTTGTCACCGTCATTTCGTGATGGCGTCGCGCAGTCACGGATAGTTTTCGTGACGACACGTCACATCAACGCTTTGATGCACTGTGACGCTGCCTATACTCTGGATGCGAGACAAACACGACCCCTTCACGTTGGACCTGTTTGTTGGGGATACAGCTCCACTACCGTCCAACGCGTCCATGCCCAAGATTGGCCGTCCACGAAAACCCGACGCGCTCAGCGATGCTGAGCGCGCCCGACGCTATCGCGCCCGAAAAAGGGCTCGTCACGCCGAGCTGAAGGACGACAGCAGGCCGCTTAGCTCGAAAGTCATCGACTTGTCTGCGCTCGCGGCCTGGAAGCGCAAATAAGGCGGCTATCGCCGCCACCGAGCTGTCGCCAGCGCGACGGCGTTACTGCCGCCGTTCTTCTGAGTTCGTCGCTATTCCTGCGATGCAACCGCAATCCACCCCGACTGCACACGACCTGCGGTCACTTCGTGCGCCTCTGCACCCGGTCCCCCGCTGGGGGCTGCGGCTTTGACTGCGCTTGTTCCGTCCGTTTGGCTTGCGGTCTCTTACCGCAGGCGACGAACTCAGAAGAACGGCGGCAGCAATGCCAGCGAGCACCATGCGACATCCCGGGCAAGCATGGATTCAGGCTCGGAATCTTGAAGCCCGGCAGCAGTTGGAGGACACGATGCAAGAATCATCCTTGGACATTGAGCAAATTTTGGGCGAAGTCATCTACCGATACACACGCTCGCAGGCGCTTTCGGATGGTGTTCTAGTGGACATCACGGAAACCGCGCGACAAGCCGGTTTCCGGGTGCCTGTTGCCATGACCGCGGCAGCGTGGAGTAAGGTCATTGCCTGGTCCGATGCCGATTCAGCGCGCCAGACGCACCAGGACGAGAGGGGGCGGCTTTGGGACGTAGTGTGGATGGGGTACATGGCGGCACGTCGGGTCAGCGCTGGTTGCCGGGTGCCATTTCAGCTTTACGTCGTGCCGCGTGGAGGGGCGGCGATACGCCCCAAGCTGATGACTTTGCACATGGTCATTGGCCCTGGTGATGAAGGCGAACCGGTCATCACCATCATGAACCCGAACGAAGACTGAACCCTGCAGCCCGCCCGATCAGGGCGGGCTGATGAAGCCAACTAAGGAGCTGACACTATGAGCAACGCACCGGATGACATCGGCCCGGACATCAACCCCGCGACCGGCCTGCCGCTGATTGACGACACCTACATCGACTTAGGCGGCAACCCATACGGCACCGATTCACACACGTGGCAGCCATCGTATAACCCAGGCCCCAGCTACGCGCCGCTACCGCCGACCTTCGACCCCTGGTGAAGAGGCGCCAGCGCGCCTCTAGCGAGAGCGTGAGGCTACCGGTGCCGGAACCGGCACTGGTAGTTCTACGCCGTAATCCAGCTTCGCCAGACGCGCAGACATGTCAGCCAAGGTGAGCAACACCGTTTCGTCCTCGTAACCGTCCGCGACCTGGTTGTCCGACGACTCTTTATGGCCGCTGATGCAGCGCAGATTGACGCCAATTTTCCTGCCGTATGTCAGCAGCGTGTGCCGGAACGTGTGAGAGCCGCGTACCGCGTTTCCCTGCTCGTTAGTGACGCCGTGTAGGCCGATGGTGCGCATGTAGTTCGCCACAAACTTTCCAGGCGCTGCGCCAGCATCACCGCTTGTCGGCGTCCACTGCGGAAATAGCCGCCGTGCTCCGCCACGCTTCGTTTGTTCGAGGTAGTCCGGTAGACCGAGCCGAACCAGTTCAGCATGCATCGGAATCGTACGCGGTTTGCCGGTCTTCACCGACTTGATGACGTCCGGGTCTGGGCTTTCGCCGGGCTCATTGGTCAACCGCAGCCACCAGATTCCGTCCTTGCTCCCCCAATCGCTCTGAGGGTTAATCTGGCAGATTTCTCGAACACGGGCGCCCGTGTACAGCTCTATCGCCAACAGCCAAAACTTATGCACCTGGGCAGGGCTGGCTACAATTTTCTTCATCCGGTCATTGAAGAAAATCAGGCTAATCTCGTCAGGCCGCAGCGCGCGCTGCTTGCGTTCGGTCGTCGTGCGTGACCCAAGATACGGGATATTCGTTGTCAGAGTTGTTGGGAACCCGACATCTTGCCAATCAGCAACGGCGCAGTCGATAAACGTGCGCAGTGACGCGAGATATGAACCTTCATAGGTCTTAAGCGACAGCGTTTCGCTCCACCCCTTGCTCGCCAAATCTCGGATGTTCTGACCGCTTTTCCGGCGTAGATCAGACCAGCGAGGCGGGAGTTTCTGGACGGTAAGCAGGAAGTCTTTGACATGCGACTGACGCAGCTCGGTGATGGGCATGTCTCCCACCACTTCGAGGAAGGCGGGGAGAATGAATCGGTGCTTCTCGTTCATTGCCCGTTGAGCAGGCGGAAGATGTTCAAGGAACTCTTTGATAGCCGCAGATAGCATCATCACGTTCGCAACGCCGACGACCGCCCCAGATTCCCCCACCGGCCTTTTTAGCGGAGCGGCCGGGGTGGCAACGGGCCGGTCTTCGCCGTTATCGCGAGCCTGTACAACGCCAATGCCCGCCAGGTGCGCACGCACGAAAGCAAGCAGCAGCCTTCCTTCGTCCACTGTACCAATGAGCTCATCTGCGAGCCGGTATCCGTTCAGGTACAGCGTCTGATGCGTAACTTGCTGGAATGCACTGCAATCGCCCGTAGCCAAGGCTCGCCTCAACAGCCTCTCGGACTCGGAGTGGGCTGCCCGTGCCTCGCCCATTTCGAGCCCAGCTTGTTGGCCCACGGCGGCAGCCTCACGCCGCTGAATGTCTGCGATTTCGGTTGTGGCGAATACCGTTGAGAAGAACCGCTGCGCAACATCTGGGGTGACTTCGTTGAGGACTTCAAGGTCGTCCCATACATGGAAGCCATTCTTGCTGAGCCGCTGCAACCCGTTGCGGGCCGAAGCAATCCGTTCTGTTGACTCGTGCGCCAGGCGGTCGCGTTCGCGGCAAGCCGTTCGGTAGTCCCCGCTGAGCTTTTCCTTGAACTCTCGTCTACCGATGATGTGCCGCACGTCTTCAGGCACGCCGCGACGAAAGAGGTACCCGGTACCGGTCCGGGTCTTGAACATGAATTGAGGCATACGGTCGTCCGTGGCCGTACCCCCTTGCTGCCTGTTGCCTTGTACCTGCTTTTGTACCTTCGTTTGTACCATACGAAAAACAAAACCCCTTGAGACACCGGCGTATTCTGGCGATTCAAGGGGTTAGAGGCAACTTGGCGGAGAGAGGGGGATTCGAACCCCCGAGGACCATCTGAAAATTAAGGGTTCGCGGGCAGTGCGATCCTAATTCCTGTCATTGTTCGCCATCCCGATCCCAGTCTTCGCCGCTCGAATACCCTCTTCCGCCCCAGTTCAAAGAACAGTAGCCTGAAGCAACGAACAAACCTTCGATGGGTTTCGAACCTGCGACACCATACGGGCTCGTGAGTTCATCAATGCTGTAGATGCCTACAGCCATGTGAAGGCAGAAAAACTCGCACCCATTTTGCGAGCGATGGGGCGCACCCTGTTGTTCCCAGCCTTCGGGTCTGTAGTCCTGCTGCGCTCGCGCGGAGGCAACCATAGCAGCACTGCCTATCGATCACTTTTGCTTCGAGTCACGCTTGACGCGAAGCTTCCCATACTGGTCGTCTACCTCCTTCTTAGCAGACTCCTTCGCGATTTGATCTTGAACTATCTGGGCTGGAAACAGGGTCATAAACACAATCACCACTTGCCACATAGTTAGCACCGAGAGAATTACAAACGAGATTCCTCGCGCCACTTCTACGTGCGGCCGAACGGCAGGAACTTCTTTGATAAGAGGAGCACAAATCCCAAGCAGTAACAGCAGCCCAAGAATGATAGTGGAATGGACTGCGGGGGTGAGCAGCACCCCCAAATTCCCGTTACTCCCGCCGTTTTTATTACCGCCCCTAAACGACACCTTCAAACGCTCCGGATAAATTATCGCCAACCACGCACCAATAACCGCAAAGATAATAGAAGCCGTCGTCCGAAGAGCCTCATATAATGGCCATTGCTTTTCAAATGGAATATGACGCCCATAATAATACCCCGCCACACAGACGATTATCGCAAATAAAATTGCGACAACGCGAAATATCATTGCGCCAATTCTATAAATCATTCCAATATCGCCAAAATACGACGCCTATGATCGTTCAATGACCCCGCCAGCACTTCCAAATCAACAATCTCTTCATTTCGTCGCTCAACATAAATTTCAAAACTATCGCTCGCCAGTGACCGCCGCAACCAGTATGCCTTGCTCCCCTCGCCCTGGAATTTGAATCCGATGTCGTCCCACATACGCTCATCGTCATTCTCATCCTCTCTTGCAAAGATTTCCCGGAGCTCGTCTATCGTCGGCTGATACTCCATTTCGACAAAAACCGATTTATCCATAACAACCGGTTGATCGTCGGGCCGACGTCCACGAATGAAGCTAACGAGCCCCTCCCACGTGGTACGTTGCACTCGATTTTCTACAGTCAAGTGCCCACGCCGCATCACACGCCTTATTCGGCCAACATTATCCAATATGTACTTCCTCTGACCATCTTTCACAAAAGCAAGCGTCTTGAATTTAGGATATTTCACACCATCCAAATTCACGCCATCTTCTGCGTACCCAACAACTACATCTTCGCCATTTTCGTTTTGCCCGCCGACCACGTACCTAGCCTCCCTAGCAAGGAAACGCTCTACGTAATCCCTCATTCCTTGCTGACCGGATACGTTATGGATAAACCTGATACTCGCAATGAGGCTTCTTTGCGGTATCACCCAGAAATACGTGGCATATCCCGGGATGCTATTTTCAGCAATTTCGTTTATATGAACTTCAGGAGCTCCAACTGGCGAATCACGCGATATAGATGCAACTCCGCCTTCGTGGGCTGGCACTTCGTTCCAAGTTGCAAACACCCATTCGTTACCACGCGCCACAATCCCGGCTAGATAAATTGGGAGTCTTTCATCATTTGCCCCGCCGTCATCAAATAACTTCGTAAGTGACAAAGGCATCCCTGCGGACCAATCGCGTAATTGCTCAAACGTGTCCGAAATTCCGCCAAAGCTCGCTTGCCGACTGCCCCACGGGTAGTAGCCGCATTGGTCGATCTTGTAAAAAGTAATTTTTACTGTTTCATTAGGCACAATCTTTCCCCCGGTAACTTTGACGGAGTATGCAGGAAAAGACCATGCCTGTGCATCCATGCCACTATGATGCTGTATTTTTATACAGCATTTAATGCGACGCTACCTAGAGCCGGCATGCGAGACCTCTCCGTCCGTCATGTCGTACGCTGGGTAGAGTTGTAACATCGCGCGAGCGGCCTCGACGTTCGACGTCGACAGCCACTCCTCCCAATCGTCCGGCCGAAGTATGACGACCGACCGCTTTTCGTCGCGCGGCTTATGCATGCGCGACATGATGCGATGGCCCTCGGCATTGACGGTGATCATCGACATCGTGTGCGTCTGGTTCCCGTCTGCACCAATTAGCGTACGCCAGATCCCTGCAACACAATACGGCCGCCAACCGGTCACGCCGATTCGATGCCAGACGTTTCGGCCGGTCTCGTAGCATGGTTCGTAAATCCATTGCGCAGGAATCAGGCAGCGGCGACCTGCGCGCCACGCCGGCCCGTATAGCGGCGACCGCCCAAGATTGTCATCGCGCACGTTCATCGTGCTACGCATGATCGGTGGCGCCTTCCCCTCGGCCTTCGCTTTCTCGATGTTCGCTTTCTGCAACGCGCGCGGCCAGTAACCAAACCCCGCGAGGAACGCCTCGACGTGCCCGTCGATCATCGCAACCGTAGGCGCAAGATAGTCCGGGTAGATCTCAGGCTCCCACGGCGTTCTCTTCCATAGGTCAATCAGGCCAAGCCGTAACTCGCTGATGCCCGGATCTTCGTCGGGGGCGCGATAGTTGGTGCACACGGCGGCACCTCTTTTCGGGGGATGGATCACTTCATCATAGTCCAAGATATACTGTATAAAATTACAGGTTTCCCGTATTACGAAATGATCCTGCCACCGTTCAATCCGCCCAAGCTACCCGAGATGACCGAGTGGTGGACGCGCTGCACATATGCTGACGTCCAGCGTCTGATTCTCGAAGTTCAGCACCAGCGCCTCACTTTGTGGGAGCTCCGCAGCTGCATCGCCGATGCGTCGCGCCGAGCGCGCGCGATCGACCCATCGTTGCTTGAGTATGGCGCACCGCTACGGAGGCTCGGCTTCATCGTCGACAAGGAAATCGGTCGTGCCGCCCCATTCGCTCGCATGCAGGAACCGGTCGCGCCGTTTTCCGACGAGTGGCGTGCAAGGCAAGAAATCAGGTCAAAGCGCTGGGAGTCTCCGGACGACACGCCACCCGGCGCATCTCCGAAATCGATCCCAGAGTTTCAGCGGGTAACGTGGGAAGAACTGCGCGAGAAATGGCGTTTCGAGGAAGGCAAGAAGGTCGGCCGGCACACGTTCGAGCAACGCATGGCGCTCGAAATCGCGTATTTGCGAAGCCACATTGTTGGAAAGTCGCGAAAGCTCGTCGATGCAGCCCGGGTTGAAGCAGAGAAAAGCGGTGTGGAGTTGTTCGCGCTAGACCAGCTGAAACGCATTCTCGAGGTCGAGCGCGACGAAGAGGCGTTCTGCCGTATCACGTAGCGAGGACGAAACGACGAACGAGCCGGGTCTACTCGATGAGACGCGAAGACTAGGCTTGACTTCTGCGAACACTACCTCGGCTACCATGCCGCCCGCCGGACAGTGGTGGCGCCGCGAGCCGCCGACACGTCAAACTGGACCGGCCACTATGGGGTAGGGAATCGATCCTTTGGGCAAGCGCGGTGTTTTGAGGACCGCAGCCTTCGCGCTCAGCAATTCGTCGTCGCCTACCTCGAAGCGGCGCAGCCACGCTGCAGTTGATTCGCGCGTGTTGTAGACCGGCGCGCCCGCGTTGACTGTGCCGCGCTGAAGAATGTCCATGCTTTCCGCTCGCACGCGCCGCAGCGCCTTGTCGAGGACGACGTAGGCCGGCGGCAAGAACGGGGGTTGCTCCTCGCGATCGGAGAGCCCCGACTCGGGCAACACGCCCGCACGAATGATAACGCCGGCCCCGTAGTCGCCGATGGCGAACCAACTCGGAGGCAGCTCCGACATCAGCGCGCGGATGCCACCGACAGCGTCCAACATGGGTTTGTCGATAGCCGTCAGCCAATTGACGGTCTTAATTTTGCCCTTCAGGTCACGGGCCGAGGTAGATCCAGGGTCGCCGACATCGAGCCCCGGCATAATTTGCGCGATCCAGTATTCTGTCGCTTCGTTCTCGTGAGGGGTGGTCGGGGAAAGGTTGACAGCAAAGCCCGCCTGCCCTTGGACGGCACCTAAGCGGCGCGCAGCGTCAAAGAACAGCTTGGCGAAGGCATCGGGGTTCTCTTGGACAGCGACGACCGGCCACGAGAATGCTAGGGAGTTGAGACCGCGGTTGCCCATCTTCTCTTGCCATTGGCGCTGGCCCACGACCTCGAACCTCCAAAAACTCGCGTCCGAAGCTTGCTCCCCGCCGACATAGCAGAAGTCGAAGCGGTCCTCAGGACCGAGCTTGCTGGCGGCGGCACGCAAAGGCTTCGCGCGCGCGAACGGCTGTGCGGCCTTCCCGTTACTCCATAGGAACGTCAACTTGCATTCCGGTGCAGCACAGTAGTCGTCGAAACAGTCGGCAATCGCCTCGCGGATGGCGGGATCGAAAGCGCGCTCGAAATAAAGCGACGCGCGCACGACTACGGCCGCTCCGATTCCGCCGGTTGCATAGCGAGGTTCCAAAAGACCATTGGGCACCAGCGCTTTGCCCTGATTGGCCTTCGCCCATTCGAGAAAATTCTGATCCATGTTCACGTCGATGCCAGTAAAGCCCAATTATGGAACGACAATGGGGGGCGGTGGCAACGGCAAGCCACCCATGCCAGGCGAGGTAACAGGACCGCGGTTCAGTAGTTGGCGCAGGGAACGCCCTAGCTCGGAGAGCGCCTCAGAAACCGCCCGGAGTGGGCTTTCGTTGGCGTCGTCGTCGGAGCAGTCACAGTCGCCGGGGCCCATGGTCGCAACCTTATCGGGCGAGCCGGCGATGCGCGCGTAGTCGTCCTCTTGCTCACGATCCCTTTCTTGAGGCGGGAATTTGATCTCCACCACGCTCTTGATGTTGTCCTGAGTTGGCGGCAGAGATCCGTCCTTGACAATCACCACGTCAGGGCGCCGAACTGCACCCGCACCGGCGGGATAGGCGTCTTTTCCACCAGGCCAATACTTTTGAATCCAGCCTGGCAGATAGGGATGCGGCTCCAAAGGAGACGCCGAGCGCATGATCGGTGACGGAGGGATCTGCGTCATGTCGTAGTTGACTTCCGACTTGTACGGGCTCTTCCATCCCATCGACCGATCCAGGTCGCGCAGGTTGCGCGAAACGCATTGCTGCTTGAGGCTTTGGCCCGATGCGCCAGTGTCTGGCTCGCGACTACACACACAAACGGCCTTGCAGATCACCTTCTTATCGACCGGGTCAGGCGTCGCGGGCCGAAGATGCACGGGCGTCGTTTCGCCCTTCGGCGACATGCCACCTTGACCGGAGTTGGCTCCGTAGGCGCGACCACTCATATAACGCCGCCTTCACCGGGTCCCTGAGTCGACTCGGCCGAAAATTCCAGCGACCCAGCAGAGTTTGCCTCATGCCACTGCGTGTAGCCATCGGCATCAGTTTGGCCGGAAATTGTCCGTCCGTCCGCTGTTTGCAACACGTAGGGATGGTTTGCGATCGGCTTTCCAGTCGTCTCGTCAAATACCTGGAAGCGCCCGCGATATAGGCCGTCTGGTCCCTGTGGTGCCGACTGGGGGACAATGCTCTTCCCGCCGCCGATCGAATGGCCGCCGGCGGCCCCCGATGTCGGGGCAACCGTGGCGACGCCTTGCGACGCGATAAGCGTCGCGCCGCAGGCGGTCTTGTCTCCGTCCGTAGCGATTGGCCTGTCGCCAAACGTCATGTTTAGCTCGCGCTTTACGCTGACGATCGGGTAAATTCCGCCACAGCGGGGACACGTCACCATGTCGCCAAGCAACGCAATTGCCCTTCCATGAACCGTGTTGGCGGCATTACAGCCGACCACGCGACCACCATGCGTGGTCGTGTCTCCCTCGCAAATAAACGCAAACCCCATGCCGAAGTCTCCACAAGGAAATTTGCGGAGGAATGTAGCACGCGGGCAATTGTGGGAGCCACCCTGTCAGATCTGACAGGAATGCAGATCTGTTACCTCATGGACACCGTATATTTGGTCCGCTCACAGCATCAAAGCGGCACACACAGAATTTAGGTGTGAAGCCCCGGTCGCTCGACCGGGGCATTGGGAACGCTACTTCTTTTCTGGCGTGATGCCCCAACACTGCGCACCGCGCTCGTTCTCGGGAATCGCCTCGGGGTTGTGCTTACACTTGTCGATGGTGTCGAGCGCGGTACGGTAATTGATCACGAGAGGATCAACGATTCTGCTGATCTGCTCGTCTTGCGCGAACTGGTCTGGAGTGGAACAGTCCGCGCCCATGTGCGCCGAATCCGACTTGTAAATCCCGCCAACCGTCAAAAACGATACCGCGCCGCTACGAGATGCAAAACTGATCGCGCCGGACAGTGCTTGTGAAGCGGTCAGGTATCGGCGCTCGTGAACGTACCCCGCCGCGTCGGCGTACCGTTCGACTCGCTCTGGCTTACATGACACGATCGGCAAAACAGCATGCACAACGCGCCCTTTCAGATACTCGCGCGCGCCGTACACCGCCAGATCTCGCTGAAACTGATCGACCGCAGCCTGTTTCTCCGGCGTGTCGATGTAGCCCGTCATGTCGTCGAACTCGAAATTTATCAATACCCATTCGCTGATGTTGATATTTGCGTTGTAAATTTCGTCGCGCGTCGGACCAACGCCGCCGTTCTCGGCCATCACCAACTGATGCAATGCCGTTCCGTCGACCACGCCGGGATACACGCCGATATCGGCACCGCGTGTCTTGAATGCGCTTTGTAGCGCGTCGATAGTTGCTTGCGCGCTCGACGCTGCTCCACCGCCCGACGTCGACGACGCGGCCGCAGCCATCACTCGGGCGGAGCGTGCAGCAACGATCGGCGCCCCGGAATACGTCAATTTGATCGCCGGACCGGACGCTGTAGGCGCATCGTCGCCGCCGCCGCACGCGGCCAGTGTCGCCACCGTCACCATTGCAATAATCGTTTTCTTCATTTTGATCTCAGGTTCTTGTTGATATCTCATGCCCCGCAGGCAAAATATTACACAACAATTACGATTTGCTTCCACGAGCACAAAGTCAATTCACCGGCGAGATCGGTGCAAAGGCGGCTGGCACGCGTGCTCCCACACGCACACCGGTCGGCCCTGTTTCTCGTTACCGCTTGCAGCCCGGCGTCTCGCGCCGCACCGCACATACGTAGCCCTGTAGGGCCGTCAGTTTGTCGATCTCGCGCTGATCGTCGCCGGCGACGCCGAAAACGCGTTCCGCAACCGCTGCGTCGACGTCTGCATAGGTGGCGGCACCATCGCCCACGCCGGCGGCGCTGGAATCGCTGGACACGCCGTCGCGACCGGCTGCCGTGCAGTTTCGGACGGCGACGCGCAGCCGCTCAGTGCCAGCGGCAAGAGCAGCCCGCAGGCTGCGATTCTCTGCTTCATGCTCGATCCTCTCCTTCGTGGTTCGTTGGTCGACAGCGGCCACCGCCGACGCGGCTGCTTCGTGCGCGGCGACCGCGCGCTGCTCGGCATCGAGCGCGGCGCGCGAGATCACGCTCAACGCTTCGGCGTGCCGTTGCGCGTCGAGCGCACGCGCTGCCTGCTCGTCGGCAAGCCGACGTGCGCCGATCAGGTGCTCGACGCCAGCGCCGGCCGCGATGCCGAGCAACGCGGCCAACAGATACGGAGCTGCTTTCGGCATCACAGCCCCCTCTCGCACAACGCGCGCTCGGCCGCCCGGCGTTTCACGAGGCCGGGCAGCACACGACCGCCCGCCGTCACCCACTGCGGCCGGCCGCTGTCGGACTCGTTCAGCGCGCGGCACGCACCGCGCCAGTCGCCTGCGCTGAAGCGCTTCGCCGTCGTGCTGTTGCAGTAGGCGTTTGCGCCGACGTTGTAGGCGAAGCTCACAGCGGCCGCGAGCTGGTACGTGTGCCCCTTCAGCCCTGGCGTGCACTTCAGCACCGGCTCGGCGTGCTCAATCAGCCGCTGCTCGAGACGCGCGCGGCACTCCTCGGGCGTGAAGCGCTGCCCCGCGCGCACGTCCTTCGTGTCGCCGTGGCACGCCGTGACGATCCCGATCGGGTCCGGCCGCGCGACGAGAACCTCCCCCTCAAACGCGGGGACGATAGAAAGAAGAAGGGCCGCTGTCGCGGCCCCTACCAATCCAATCAGTGTCTTCTTGTCAGCCATCGTGATGCTCCAATTCACGCAGACGTGCGGCGAGCTCGATTTGCTCTCGACGGTCCTTACGTCGTGCGAAGTAAAAATTCAAACCGAAAGTCGCGATCGCCGTGAGAATGCCGACGATGACACCGATATCGGTCAACGTAAGCGACGACGCAACCGACGCAATGCTCCCAGCGTAGCTCACGGCTTCCGTAGGACTAGCTCGCATCTACTCCTCGCATAAATGAAAAAGCCGCGCGAAGGCGGTGGATTAAATAATCCCAGTGCCATCTATCACCATGAACTGCATGCGCCAGCACTCTCGAAACGTCGTAATGTTCGGCGACCTTCCCCCGTTGTAAATCCGCGTTCCCCATCCGACGTCGCCACCGTTCACCCGAACCGTGCCGATTTCAAGGATGTCCCAAAGTCGCTGATTGCTGTTCGACGAGCCCCAGATATAGTGCGACGCCCACATACTCGAGATCAGCACTGGCCGTCCGTACGAACGCAGTTGCCAAGGTGGATTCGGCGCGCCCTCGACCGTCCATCCTTCGCCGCCATTCGCGGGCATGTAAGCGTCATACACGACATCGAGCACACGAAAGAAGGGACTCGCGGCATCGGCAATCAGTTGACCTTGCTGGTCGAACACCTGTAGGCCATACCGGCTCCCGCTCGGCGGCACGTTCGAAAAGACAAACAACCTCACGGTCGTCTGCGCTTCGGTAATAAGTCGAACCGTATACGTCCTGCCGTCATTGCTGCTCGCATCCCAAAGAGAAATTCCCACGCCGGCGTCGGCCGAAAAGGCATACAACGGCATGTTGGCCGAGAACGTGAACGAGGCAACCCAGAAGTCGCCGTGATATTGGAGATTGGCGTTGTTGCGCACGGTATCGATGCCAATCCATTGCGACACGGTCGACATCGATTGCACAAGCTGATAGTTCGGAGTCTGCCCGTCAATCTGGAAGACGCCGGACTCCGTGAACGCCTGGAATCCGACTCCCATCAAAACACCCCGTATATGAGCCACCCCGGCACGGGCGTTCGGTAACTACTGCTACCGTCGGTGCTATATCGCCATGAAACGCCGCCCGCACCGATCTGTACGATCGGAACGGGTGCGTTCATCGAGATATGCTGGAACAGCCAGTCCGGCATGAAAGACCAGAACGGCGTCCCGCGCGAAAGATCTACCGATACACCGCCCGCGGCGCCGCCCTGAATTCGCTGCATGCCCATTACGCGCCCGCATCGCGTCGTGCCGTCGAGCATCAGACGACCGGTGGCATCGAAGATCTGCAAACCCGCCTTCATTCGTTCCACCTCCCCCAACGCACCAGAATGCCCCCGTTAGGGAAGTACACTCTTCCGCCGTTTCCATCGATCACGGTCCGATAACCACTACCATCGGTCGAATTGATTTCAAACCAACCGCTCTTGTCGAGCCGCCATCCCTGCCGCCCCGCGATGTAGTTGTCGGACTGGATATAGCTGCCGATCATCGCGTTCGTGATCCAGCCCGCACCGATCAGCGCCTGACGCAAGAACACCTGCCCGCCCTGCACGACGAACGGCGCACCGATCACACCCGAGCCGTCCTCGTCGATCACGGCGAACCGCTTCGCCGACACGAGCACCTGTGATTCGACGACGCCGTTGTCGTTATCGAGCCCCACGCCGATCGACGCCATGTACTTGTGACCATCGACGGTCGTTTGCACTTTGATCTGATACGACGCCGCGACACGCCCGTTCAGGTCGGCGTACGACTTCGCGACGGTTTGCACCGCGGCTGCGTTGTCGTTCACCTTCGCCTGTACGGTCGTGATCTGCTGCGCCTGTGCGCGATCCGCCTCGACGCGCGCGATCGTTTCCGTCTGTACCGCGGCGCTCAGGAGGTTCGAGCTCGATCGCTGCTCTGCGGCGACCGTGTCGATCTTCTTCGCGACCGCCATGTCGCCCTCGGCAATCGCCGACTGCAACGACCAGACGCCGGCGCTGAGCGTCTCGTCGCCCGCGTAAATCGTCGCGTCGCCGGCCATCGGCGGGGTGATCAGATCGATCGGCTCGCGAAGATCCGAGCCAAGCGCCGACTTCCCGATCTGTCCAGCGAAGTACTTCTCGTAGTCGCTTTGATCCGTGCTCGGCTGCCCCTGCACACCCGGCCCCTTCGCCGGAAACCACGGCCCGACGTTGCCCGACGTATCGACCAGGCGCGCCCAGAAATAGAAAACCTGTCCGACCGCGAGCCCCTGATACGACGTCGCGGCCTGCGGATACGCGAAGTCCGAGAACTTGATCGCGTCATCGCGGCTCGGCGTGCGGCTGTACCAGATCTCCGTTCGTTGCGTGTCGCCGGCGGACCCGTCGCCCGGGAACGCCCACTTCAGGTCGATCCCATATACGATGCCCGTCGCGGTCAGCGACACCACCGACGGCGGCGGAGTGGTCTTCCCCGTGAGCACCGTATCGACGCCGTATGCCGGAATCGACGTCACGCCGAGCGCATTCTCCGCTCGCACGCGTGCGAGGTACTTCCCCTGATAGATGCCCGGCACCTCGACCTGCAGGCCGCCCGTCGACGGTACCCGGACCCACTCGCCGTTATCCTTCCGCCATTCCACGAGGTAGCTCGTCGCGTGATTCGCTGCGTCCCACACGATCACCATCGTCGTCTTCGAGATGCCCTGATCGACCACCGAGTATGTCGAGAGGCGGACGTTCGACGGCGGCGGCTGCACCGACGGCGGAACGATCGTGATCGGCCGTTGCTGGATCTGCGCGCCGTCGTCGATTGCCGCGTACTTCCCCGGCTCGTACTGCGTCGCGTTGATCGTATAGACGATCTGGCCGTCGTCGTCGCTCTCCTGCACGCTCACCACGCGATACTGCTGCGCCGCGAGCTCGTTGCTCTCGACCATCCACACCGCGCCCGGCACCGGATCGGCGTCGAACCGCTCGACGAGCGTGACCGTGTCGCCGTTGACCGCTTTGACAGCACGCGCCTGCGCGAGGCCCGACGGCAGGATCGCCGTGAAGCGATCGCCGGCCGAGACCGTCGGCGCCTTGTCGAGCGTGATCGTCTCGCCGGCCGCAGCGCGGATGCGCCCGCCGATCCGGCGGCCCGCCTTGCGCGGATCGGCGACGGCGATCACCTGTCCCGGCGCACAAAGCGTCCCATCGAGCCCGACCTGAAACGACACCGTCCCGGTCTCGTACCGCGACGTCAGCAGCAGCCAGCGCCCGAGGCGGTGCGCCTGAGCCTGCGACGTGCAGCCGAACGCCGTGACTTCCGTCTTGATGACGCCATAGCGGGCGATCCCGTCATCGTCCTGCACGGGCTCGACAGCCTGCTTATACTGGTTCGTCGGATCGTTGTAGCTGACAAGCGCGACCGTGTAACGCGTCTTGCGCTCGCTTCCGACGTACTTGAATGAACCGCCGACGACGTTCGCGGCCGTGTACAGGTAGACCGGATCGGACGGCATATCGGCCGACGCGACGACGGAGCCAGCGCCCCAGTATGAAATTCCGCGAAAAACGCTCGCAAGATCCTGCATCACCTTGAACGCGTCCGCGCGCGTCTGGATCACGCAATTGCATGTGAAACGCGGTTCCTTGCCGCCCTTCCCGTCTGATACCAGTTCGTCACAGTGACGCGCGATTGCGTACAGCGCCCACTTGTCGACCATCGACGCGTCGACTCGATCGCCCAACCCGTAGAGCTTGTTCAGCAACAGGCCGTAGTAGACCCAAGCCGGATTGTTCGTCCATGCCGTCTTGAACGTGCCGTCCCACGTACCCGAATATGTGCGAGTCCCCGAGTCGTAGTTTGTCGGAACACGGAAGATCATCATCCCCCGCACGTGATACGAGCGCACCGGCACGCTTGAGAACGAGCGCGCGTCGAACGTCATGCCGACGAGCGCCGTCATCGGATAGCGGAGCTTTCGATCGACGATCTCGGTGATCGCTTCGATATTGATCGAATCAGCGATCGTCGCCGTGTGCGCGTTCGGCGTGATGCGACGCACACGGATCAGCCAACCGTTTTTCGCACGCGGCAGCTCGATCCGATGCGAGCGCTCGTAGAGCGACGTCGTCTTGCCGTCGAACGCGCCGGCCAGCACCTGCGCATACGATCCGCCGTCGACCGACAGATCGATCGCGTAGTCGACGCGATAGCCCGTGATATTGCCGTTCGATGTGTCTTGACGCTGTAGCGCCGGCACGCCGAAGCGCACACGCACCGCGGTCAGTTGCGTATTCTGGATCTGGCGCACCCACGGCGCGTCGGACGTGAGCGGCACACCGACGCCGGCCTCGCGCTCGACGGCTGGAAAGCCGGGGATGTAGTCCTGATCCTGCGTGCCGGTACGGACGTCGACGGTGTAGTTCTGGAAGTTCAGCGAGCCGTCCGCGTTCTGGATCGGCGTGCCGTCGAGATAGACCGACTGCAGGCCATTCACCAGCCCCACGATCGGCCCCTCCGAGATCACGTCGAGCACCTTCGCGCGCGCGATCGAATGTAGGCTGTCGGGCGATTCGCTACCGCCACCGCCGCCACCGCCCCCCTTCGCACCGTAGATTCGCTTCAGCCCACCTTCGGCGTAGAGCTTCTTCAAACCTGATCCTCCGCATAGATTCCAGAACTGACTACCTTCGAACCGACGATCATTTCGCCGATAACGAGTGGCACCGGCTCACCTTGTGCGGCACTGTTCACGGGTCCGTTGAAGTAGTACGACGTGCCGTTGTTGGCCGCCCCGGCGAGGCCGGCCTGTTGTGGACTGAGCATCTGCACGATGCCGCCGAGCGCAATCGACGCACCGAGCCCCATCAGCGACGTGCCCCACGGCTGCGCGAAACCGAACGTCGCCACCGCGCCGACGGCGACGAGTGCGGCGCCGAGGATCGTGTTGAAGAGCCCGCCGCGCTTGCTGCCGACAATCACCGGCGCGATACGGATCTCGTCGCGCCCGACTGGATGCTCGAGCTCATCCTCGTCGAGATTGCGCCGGCCGTTGAACACCGCAAACGTCAGGCCGTCGTCGCGCGCCGACATCAGAAACGCGCGGAAACCAGGAATCAGCACCGACAGCGCGCGCACCGCCTCCGCGGTCGACGAAACCGCCAGACGATGCACTCTTCCGAAACGCCCACCGAGCACCCCATACAACCGTATCGTGCGAAGCATGTCGCTCACTTCCGATCTCCCACATAACGCAGCACCGTCGTGCAGCAGTCGGCCCACATTCCGCCCCATACCGCGCGTACCGAGAGCTTCCCGTACGGATGGTGGAGGAACTGTCCGTCACCCAGATAAACGCCCGCGTGATTCGGCACGTCGTTCTTGCTGCGGATCTGCATCAGCGGCACGTCGCCGACCTGCAACGTTACGTCGCGGCCGACGTCGAGAAAGCCGGCGTCCTGATAGTGATTGAGGTAGAGGTTTGACCGGCCATCGTCCCACCAGCCGTCCTCGCGGTCGAAATCGGGCAGCACCACGCCACGCTCGCCGAGATACCAGTCGCGCACGATCGCGTAGCAGTCGTGTACGCCATGCACGTACTGGCGGCCGATCAACCTCGCGACGTAGCCAGACGGTCCGAATTCGCACCAGTCATCGACGCCTATTGAGCCGTCGGCCTGCACGCCGAGCGACACGATCACCCACTTCGCGATGCCGCTGCGCTCGCACATCGCGCGATCCGCGTCGCTCGGCTGCGCCGACGCCCCCGGATGCGAATGCACGAGTGCGACAATCTCGCCCATGTCTTCGGCCGCGGCGTAGTCCTCCGACGCGAGCGCGAACTGGTCGGTCGGCACGGCTGCGAGGTTCCGGCAGCGCACGTACACCTCGCCGCGTGCCGCCTTCACGACGAGCCCGCAGCACTCGCGCGGATACTCGGCGAGCGCATGAGCCCCGATCGCCTTCTTGATCTGTTCGTCCATAAAAAAACCCGCCGTGTGGCGGGTCCTCATATCGAAATTGAATTGCGCTTCACGCCATCGTGTCGCACAGGAAGCCGCCGAACGGCAACGCGTTGTTCACGCCGAATCGGCGCTCGCAGCCGCTGATCTTCTTGCTGCATCGATCGAGCGCAGGGTCGCTCACCGGGTTGTCGTCCCTGTCGAAGCACGCCGCACCGGTATAGCCGCACTCGGAACCGCGATAGTCAGATTGGCAGATCGATATGATTTGCCGCTTCGGCAGTTGCTGGCCGCCAAAGTCGAGCGGAGACGACAGCGTGAACTCGACGTGCAAGCCCGGCTGCTCGTCGCTCTTCTGCTCGATCCGCCATTGCTGCGTCGGCAACTCTTCGTGCGGGTCTGCCGTTGGGTTGCCGGCCGGGAAATTCACGGCGTCTAGATAGCGCGCGAGTGTCCGGCGCCGAATCACTTTCGCGCCGACGAGATCGCCAAGTGCAACGCACAGCGCCGAGATCGTCCCGTTGATGTCGCCTACCCGCAGTGTCGGCGACGGCTGTTGCGCATCCGATGTCTGTTCGAAGCCCGCTGCCTGAATCGGCCACGGCTTGTATTCGTGCCCCTGCCACACGATCGACGTCGACTGCAAGTGCCCATGAAAGCGCAGTACGTCGGCGCCGAGCGCCGTGCAGTCGACCTCAAATAGCTCGATCAGCCGGCCCGGCTCAAGCTGCTGAATGTCCGCGGTGATGGTCACTTCGCCGCCTCCAATTCCGCAATCCGCTTGATCGCGTCCTGTAACGCAGCATCCGTCTCAAGCAGCCCAGCCAACAGCACGCCGACGGCATTCGTGTAACGGAAGGTCAGCGACGGGCGCCCGTTTGGCGGCCCGCTCTCACCAAAGATTTCCTTGCCGCTCTCGTCGTACTGACGCACGATGAAATCGCCGTCCTCATCGATCTCCGGCCCCTCGCCGAGCAGCTCCGGGAAGTCCCACCACTCGTTCGCGATGACGCCCGCCTGTCGCCCTGCCTCCGGGCTGCTCTTTGGCAGATACGTCACCCCCCGCTTACCGCGCAGCCGCGCCATCACGTTCTCAAGCGTCCGGATATCGGATTTGAAAGCACGGTCGGACGCCTGATTGAAGTTCGATGCGGTCAACACGCCGAATGTCGTGGCGTTGTAGTTGACGCACTGCAACTCGGCGACCGAGGTGTTGTTGGAGATCCGAAGCTGCGCGCCGACGGTGTTGTTCAGCCCGGAAAATCCGAGGTAGCTGAGGCCGCCCATTCCGTTCAGGTACAGCGACGCTTGCGTATGAAGCCCTGTTGCACCGACGGCGATTTCCTGCGCCTGCGTGAACGTCTTCTTCGTCCCGACGTATTGCGGCGTGTCGAGCGTCATCGGTTGCGCAAGATTGCCGCTGTGCCAGAGATAGCCGAGGTATTTGCCGTCAACCGTTGCCCCAAGCTGGCCGGCCGTCTTCTTCCCCCAGTCGAATCGGAGGGCGCTCCCCTTGGCGCATACCGTGACAACCTCGTCGTTGACGCGAAACGTATGGTCGTTGAGTAGGTATTGGTACGATCCCCCTGCGTCCGGAGACCACCAACCCACCGACCCACTATTCCCGTAGAAATAGCCGGGCATCTTGCCGAGGTACAAATGGCCTTCGTCGCTCGATTGCCCGGCCCGGATATCTCCACCTACAGTGAGATTTCCGCTGATAACTTCATCCGGCATCATCTTGCCGCGCTCAGCGGCGTGCCAGATCTTCACGCCGTCGGAGACGTACTTCACCCAGTCGCCGGTATTCAGCGACGTTAGCTGTGACATGTCGCCTGCCTGCAGTTTGATCGATACCTTCTGCTGCACGTTGAACAGGTGGATGCACGAATTCGGCCTCACAGACGCCGCGAGCGGCATACCGATTACCTTGCCTGCATCAGCCATCCACAGCCCATATCGCTTTCCGACGTCTTCGGGCCTGAGATCCGCGCTGTCGTTCAGAAATCCGAGATCGAGCGGGGTCGAACGCTCGACCACGTCGAAATTCTCGTTCGTCTTGATGTGCGCGACACGATTGTTGTCGCCGCCGCTTCCGCCGGGCGGCTCGCCCAAGATGATTTTTTGAAGAACCGACATCTGATCTCCTACGCAGAAAACGTCTGTTCGAACTGCGCCGTCATCGTGTACGCGGCGCCGTTCTTGATCGGCTCGGAGTACTTCTCGCAGACGAACAACCCGCGCGCGCGAAGCGGCGGGGTCCAATAGAACGACTCCGCGCCCGCATGCCGATCGAGGAAATCGATAATTGCCGAGATCTTCGCCGCATTGCCGACAAACCGCAGGTTGAATGTCGACTCGCGATTGTTCAGGCCGTCCGCGGCCCGCTGCGTGTAGCCGTCGCCGAACTGGGCTTTGCGTACGCGCAACGTCGTATCGCCGCCGTGCCCCTGCACCGTCGACGGCCATTCGAATGTGTCTTTCATCCTGCCATCCCGTTTTGCGCTCTCCACAAGGTTCCGCCCTGCCGGCGTTCCCGTTGTATGAGCTCGCGTATCATCTGTTCCAGTCTCTTTCGGAACTCGCCAACCGCAATTAGGCTCGCAGGGTTCGACGATCCGCCCTCGATCGAAACTGGCGCGCTGACCGAGATCCCGCCGTCGCGCGCCGGCGAATCCCCTTCTCCCGCGCTCCCGCCAACGAGCCCACCCGCGGCGAATCGCGCGAAGCCGGATCGTCCGCCCGCGTTCAATCGTTCGAGGTGTGCGCGCACGCCCGGCTGCGACACCACCGCGGCGCGGACCACGAACTCTCCGTTCGATAGCTGCGCCGGGATGCTGTCGCTCGTAGACGTTCCCGGCCCCCACACCGCACCGCCCGTCGCGAGATGAAAGCCGTACACGTTCGAACCGACAGCCGCGCTTGCGGCGCCACCAAGCGCGCCAACAGCATCGGAAACACCGCCAAAACCCAACGCGGAGCCGATCGTCCCGAACACCTGAGACATCGCCGCGCGCGCCGAAAACCGCGCAAGATCGGCGATCATGCTGTCGACCAGCCCGCGGAAATTGAGCTTGCCCGACGTCGCGAACGACACGAGCGCATCCTCGGCATTGCGGAACGAACTCGTCAGCGCGTCCTCGGCCAACTGCGCAGCGTTCTGCGCCGATTCCTGATAAACCGCCAGTGCCCGCTTCACGCCAACGCGCCAGTCCGCCTGCAACGCGAGCCGCTGCTCGAGATACCCGCGCTCGCGCGCGACCTGCTCCGCCTCGGCCGTGTTGATGCGCTCGATCTCGGCGAGGTACTCGGGCGACCCGAGCGTGCCGTCTTTTCGCGCGCCCTTCGTCAATTCGTCCCGCCGACGGCGAAACTCGTCGCTCACACGATTGACCGCCTGATTCAGCTCGCGCGCGTTGTCACCCATCGACATTGCCGCAAGCTCGCGCTTCACGTCACGCTGACGTTCTGCCGCGTAGTCGCCGAGCTCCGCGTCGATCTGGGCGCTGCGCTCCTTCAGCTTGTTGATCGCGTCTCGATAGCGCACCTCCTTTTCCAACTGCGCCGCTTGCTCGTACATTCCGCGAATCGCCTGCTGATCACGAAGCAGGCTCTTGTCGTCGTCCGACAGCTTCTTGCGCTTGCCGCGTAGATCCGTCACCTTCTGATCGAACGCGAGGAGATCCTTTTGCGACTGCGTCAGCTTGTCGGTTGCAACCGCCTCGACGCGCAGTTGCGCAATCCGCTGCCGGATGTTGTCGAGCATGCGCTCGCTTTCCAGCGAATGAACACCGCCGGCCTTCGTGGCGCGAGCCGCGGCAGCGTTAGTTGAGACACGCGACGTCTGCGCAGCCGCAGACGCGACCGTCTCGTCGAAAGCCTGTTGCCCGCGCGCGGCTGCCGCGGCGCGTGCCGCGTCGGCATTGAAGCCGAATTTCTCGAATTTCTTGCTCGACAGGTCGGCCTGGAACTCCTCAAGCGCCTTCGCGACCACCATCTGCTGATTCATCAGCGCGAGCTCGCGCGTCAGATTGTCGATGTTGGTTCGCGCCCCAGCCGCAGCCTTCGCGTCCTTGTCGGCGATCGCCTTTTCGAGGGACTTGTACGCATCCGCCCGTCCGGCGACGAGGCCAGCCATACGGGCCTGCGCGTCATTTGCGCCCTTTGTCCGCGCTTCGTACTCGGCCTTCTGGCGGGCCGTCATACCGATGACGTCGGATTCCTCCCTGAGCTTGTGGACGTATTTCTCCCAAGCCTCCGATGCCATGCCGCCGGCAAAGAAGTTGCTTTCCTCCGCAAGCAAGCGAATTCCTGCAGCCGCATCGCGTCCGGATGCCCCCATCGCAGAAAGGGCCTCGGAGTTTTTCCGTGCCGCCCCTTCTGCCTTGTCGATCGCTTCGGCTGCGGAAATCAGAGACTCGCGAAGCTCAGCTCCACCGCCGGACGCCTTCACAAATTCATCGATAAGCCCCAGCCGGGTTTTCGATTTCTCGACAACACTGTCGGTCGATGCCTCGACCGCGCGAAGAGACACGTTGAATTTGTCGACCGCTTCCTGCGCTTCCGGCGAGATGACAGCTATCCCGCCGTCCATTGACGCCGGCATAACCGCCTGCGTCGCCTTGAAAGCAAGCGTCTGATAGCCCGCCGCGGCATCGGTATTTGCGCGCCGCCCAACCTTTTCAACACGAAGCCGCTCAGATTCCTGTAACAGTGGCGTCAGTTGCCGATATTTGTCGATGATCTGATCGAGCGGTGCCTGCATGTCGATCAGGCTCGACGTCGCACTGCTCGCGTTGTCGCGGAACAGCAACCAGTTCGCGGCGGCGCCGAGCGCGACCGAGCCCACGGTCGCCAGAATCCCCGGCAAGCCGCCGACTGCCGCCAGCAAGCCCGAGCCGACCGAGCGCATCATCGTGCCCGTACGCGCGAGCGCCGTCTGCGCCGTCGCCGCGCTTTCGGTCGCCGTCTTCAGCCCCGCCGCGCTCGCGGTCGCCGCGCGTTCTGCCCGCTCGCGAGCCTGCGTGGCAAGCGCAACATCGCGCTCGGCTTGCGCGAGGCCGCGATCCGTCTCGGCCAGCGACGCCGTATAACC